TATGTTCTAGGGTTACATCCTTCTTTATCAAATAAGTTTACTTCGCTTCCTTGCGCTAGTCCAATTAATCCCATTTCAGAGTTACTACAGCAACCTACAATCTCTGCTTGTTTTAATATAGCGTGTCCAGATAGCTTCTTGTCTATTATACGATCTTTAAACTTTCTTTTTAAATCTGCAAAAGCATAGGCAGAAGTAAGGGGATGACATTTAAGATATGCACCTTTATCTACTTCTTGTTCTACTTTTTCCATGTCTACTATATCATATAGTATATTCGTACCCGGCAAGAAGATAACATACTTTGGTTTAAACTTTGTTCTTCTTAGTTTATATTTATCTAAACTTTTAATTGCTAGTTCTTTAAAAAGCATGTCGCCTTCTTCAGTAACAACTTCTTTCATTGATTCAATCATTACTTGACTAGCATATTGAAACGAAGCAGGCTTCATATAAATAAACTTGGACATAGCATCTGTGTAAACATAACCATGTATTCTAGGATCTTTGGGAAAATCATACCAAATATCGTACTCAAGATTTGTTCCGGCGTTGCCCTTGGCGGGCAACAGCTTATGTACTTCACTTAATCTTTCGTTCTCTTCATTTCTTAAAACACTACCAGACTTAAAGAAATGAGCAGTCTTATCATTTAAAACATCATTTAATGCTAATGTTTCAATTGGCATTCTTTTCCCCACAAGGCGTATGGCTCTTTTGTTCTAGCTCTTCAATTCTATCTTCAAGCTCTTCTAAGCGTTCATCTACTTCTTTAAAATGATCTACAATAATATGTAAGGTTTCTTCGGTACGCCTACCTATTAATTTAATTTCTTCTTCTATCTTATCCTTTTCCAAGAACTGCACTCCTTTACCATTTTACTTTGTTTGCCCAATACGCCGCAGACATCTTTCCTCTTGCGATGTTCTTAGCGTGTCGAGCCTTAAAAGATCTGGAACGTGCTGTGTTTGTTCTATCACCAGTCTTTCCTTGCTGTCCAAATCTTATTAATTTTATTTTGTCGCCTTCTTTTGCTACAACCACATGTGACTTGGTTGGATGTTTTGGAGTACGTTTGGGTTTGTTGTAACCACTGACTCCTGCTCTGGTTAGTCTTGAATCTTTTTTACTTTTTCTTTTTTCTGCCATGTTTCTTCCTTTGTTTTTTAAATGTTACTCGTACAACTTTTTGAAGCCTTCCAGACTTCATAAATTTGTGTATGTTTTTAAAAGTTTTAAGCATTTTCTTTTTTCGTTTTCCAAACGAGATTGATTCCTCTTCGATTAAGTTCTTTTAAAACTTTATGAACCTTTTTAGGTTTTGCATTACTAGAATTAATATAGTCAAATAGATCTTGTTTAGATGTAGCTTTCATATAGTGATAGATGAGGGCATGTCTTCCAGTACGCCTATCATAGTTTCTTTCCGTGGGTTTAAACTTAGTCGGCATCCTTAAACTCAGCATCTTGCGCATCTATCACAATAGTTTCTTTTTCGGGCATAATAAAAATACCACCAGATACTTTATGATTCACGTCTAACTTTTCAGACTTGGAGACTCCTACACGATCTAATAAGGTCTGTGCCGCTTGTAATTTAACATTAGCCTGTGGAATTGTTTCGTCTGAAGATATCATTTCAATTATCTTAAAGGCGGCTTGCGGTGCAGACTGCGCTAAAACATTTGTGGTTACTTCCAATACTTCATTCTTTAAAGCTTTCAAGACTTGATAGTGATTGCCTGAGTAGCCTGCTAGTTCTGCCGCACGCTTGGCATCACCCTTTGTTTCAACCAAATGTCCTAAGAAAGATTCTTGCTTAGGTGTAAGCTCTTTCTTTTTATTGTAAGTGTCCAGTAATCCAGTCATGCCATCTAGTTTACAGTCGTATAGCAGTCTTGTCAATACCTAATTAAAATAAATATTACTTGACAAATGGCGATTACAACTATACAATGGAGCCTTGTACCCCCCAAGGCTGAATACCCCCTCAGCACTCCCCTTTTCTTACCATCCCTCTATTAGGTCTAATAGGCGGCGGATCTGGTTTACAACTCAAATCTTCTTAAAATGTTTGATCACTACATCTATATATGGTGGGGGGGCACTGGCATCCTGCCTACCCCCTTCACCTTCGCTTGACTTTGTAGACTTTGAAGTTCATTCAGATTGTAGTTCTTTCTACGATCTGTGGAACTTGGGGACTCCTAAATCCCCAAAGAATCGTAGCAAAATCAACATAGTTCTAAGTGCAATATAAACTTTAATAGCTTGAGACAAAAGAATAAAACAATCTTTTTTTATGTAAAAGATTATCCAATAGCTGTAGGCAAGGCTCCCTTCCTTACATTGATGTATAAATATCAATTTGTTTCACATGCCCTTAACCCATTTCTCTAACCTTTCGTCCCTGCAAAATACTAATCGTCAACACCTGCAAACATAACAACTTGCAAGGGTTTCCAAGTCACTCTTCTGACAGCTAAGAACTGACGAACCCTGACAATGCTCATAATATATCACCTTCTATCGCCAAATTATTGACAAAGTATAATGTGCACCGAATAGACTGCAAAGTCAAATAAGCTAAAGCGCCTATTAACATGTAGATATTATATTTATAATAGGCGATTTGACTTTGCAGTCTCTTCGGATTATACTATAAATGTCAATAATTTAACAATATAAGGAGTATATTATGGCACAGTCAAAGTTCGACATTTCTAACCTCTCAAAAGAGCAACTCGTAAACCCGGCAAGTTATAATGCTTGCATGCGTCTAGCTTACCATTTCACAGAAACAAAAGGTAAGAGAAATTGGGTTAACTTCACGCGAATCAAATCGCATTTCTACAATCAATCTAAGGAAGGCAACCTTACTGTTAAAGATGTGAATAATCTTCTACAGAAAAAAAGACTGCCAACTAAAGTATCTCAAGCTATTAAAGCCTATATCGCACAGGGGTAGAAGGTAATTTAGAGTAGATACCTTGGGGATTCTTAACGGAGTCCCCAAGTTTTTTTTATCTCCGACTTCAAGTTATATTTCCATTCACTTCAAAGTCTATCGTTCTTTCAGGAATCACAGGCCCCTTTGGGGCTTGTTCATCCTTACAGAACGACCAAATCAGCCTGGCACTCACTCCATTCGTGACAGGCAGATAGATTTGGCAAAGTCTACGCTACGGTTCAAAGTTATAGTCGCTACGCTCCTGCCTTTTATACGGGATAGTCAGGATGCCTAAAGTGCCCCTAACTTCTAGCGCGCGCAGTTTCAGATTGAATTTGTAGTAACTGCTAGAGTTCAAGCGCGCGAAGAAGTAGAGGTCCGACTTGTTGAGGGCATAATTAGCTATATATCTATAGTTATTAACAAGTTGAGGGTAAATATCTACAACTAATCTACAACTTATCCACAGATTACACACTTATAACTTCGAGTTATGGCTCGCGTGGTGTCCTCTTGACATCTTCTGCGGAATTTGCGATACTATATGGACTCGGAAATCTCCGAGCAACTTAATTAAGAGGTAATTATATGGAAACTTTTTTAATACTTGGGATTATAGTAGCTGTAATATTAGCTATTTGTGGTATAAACGCAACAAAACAATAGGAAAATAGATATGATTAGTGAATTTTTTGATTGGTGTGTGTATGTCCTAGAAGTTATAGGCTATCATACAGGTTGGGGATATGAATTAGCAAATATTATTATCTTTGTTATCATTGAACCTGCTTTGATTATATTGTTTTTTGTTCTATGGATTAGAGAACGGAGCAAATTACATTGATGCACTATACCACGTGTGGTTTCATCTTGACTCCTTCGAGGATTTCTGGCATACTATACAGGCTTTCTCGGAGCAGAAACTTTAATTAACTATATAGGGGATTTCCTTATGGATATCAACGAGTTAGTAGATACTATTGAGTCTACTTTAAACAACAAGTCAATAGATTTTGAAGAAGAAGTATTAACTTCTTGTCCTTCATGTGATTCAGATTTGACTGAAGATGATAATGGATATACTAAAGAGCTTTATTGTGTATCATGTAAAATAACTTGGGAAATTCAAGGAGATTGTTATGCACACTAAAGACCATAACTTTATATCTCAAGGGGAAATAGATAGAGGGACTCAAGTATTTGAGTCTTTCTTAGAAGCTCAAGAATCTCTTATAAATAAAGGCTTTAAGAAGAAAGAGCAGTCTAATGTAAGAGAGGATAAATGGTATCTGTTCCGTAAAGGTAAGAAGTCTAGTATACTTACACCCAAATATGACAGCATATTAGGAACAACGTGGCATATTAGGTCTTTCTAATATGTCCCTATACCGCAGGCGGTGTGGTCTTGACGCGGAGGCTTCGCTGTGCTACAATATTTGGCGTTGGCTCGGAGGAGCGAACTTATATACTCCTAGTATAATTATTAGGTTCTCCAGTTGAAATACTATAATAGACAAGGCAGATATAGCGGAGTTAAAGATACTGCACCTAATACTTTTTCAACAGGCTAAAGAGCAGTTGCCTTTATAATACTGCTCACTTTAATAGAGGAGTGAAATTATGTCACGCATAACTTTTACTAAGAAGGGCAATCTATCTGATACGATAGACGCAACACTTCCCATTACTGATGCACCTTTATTCTTTAGGGTTCTTTGGAATATTGGTAATGTATTGGGGTTCAATATAATCAAGCGCAATGCTAAGAAAAGCAGAGGATTTAGTATCGAACTTAAAGATACTTTCACCGCTTTTAACTTCGGCAAATGGGTTGCTTACAGATCAGCAAGCACACCTAGAAATCCGTTGTGGTTTAAGCGCACTCTAGTTGATGGCAAATACCAAATGACACCAATTAGTCAGACTAATACTACTATGCAGATGATTCGTATTCCTGCAAGGTTGGTCTAATATGACACAACAACTTAGAAAATACGAAATAGATGCAATGGTTGATGGCATCTGCACTAAATTGAGAGCCAACAGAGAGTATGTTCAAGCTCAATTTAAAACCACAGCAGAATATTCTCAGCTTAATAAAGATTTGGAAGCTATTGAAAAAGCTAAAGAGTCAATTAGAAAAGCAGAAGCAAAATTAGAAGAGTTGCAATATACTCTTACTGATGATGTTGCGGATTTCAATGAGCAATTTGGTAATGAGGTCTTTCACTTAGAATACAGCAAAGGTTATAGCTGTAAAAGTAGTATTGAATTCAAGGAAAACCTTAATGGCTATCATGGTGCAAGAGCAAGTATCGCTAGTGAATTAACTGTAGCGCTCTTACCAAAAGATGCTAAAGATAATATCATGCAAATCATATCTGATATTGCTGATAAATTTATCATCACTAGATAAAGTATGCGGAAAAGAGGATAGCATTTAAAGTATAAATCCTATTTGATTGCTTCCGACAATCATATAAACAACGCTTTATCAGCAGTTGGCAGACCTGCTTATCAAAACTGCCACAAACCTTAACTTAATCCATAGGGGGTATTATGGAAAACAGAGCAGAAGTCCTAGCTAATCTAGGCAATTATAATGGTGCGGATTTCACAGTTCGCAGAGTCCCTTTAACTTATCCAATAACACATAGTATAGCATCAGAACAGATTGTTGACACTCATGTTGGTTTGGTTCGTGAAGATACCAATCAATTGTTGAGCGTGGTCGGCACAAAGTATAAGCCTGTCAATCATGTTGACGCATTTAAAACAGCAGAAGAAGTTATTAAACTATCTGACTTAGACATCACAGGAATCACTAGAAAGACTGAGTGTTCTCATGATGGCGCAAGAGCTTTCAGTATCTATACACTACCAGAACACAAAGTTAATTTGGGTAGACAGAATGATGATGTAGCTCTTACTATATCAGCACGTAATAGCTTTGATGGATCGTGGTCGTTTACTGTTGAGGTAGGCGGATATAGATTCATCTGTCTTAATATGCAAGTGTTCGCTAATAACTTTGCAATACATAAGTCTAAGCATACTAGTGGTCTTAACTTACAGCGTGTAGCTGACAAACTATCCCAAGCTGTTAAGTTCTATGACCAAGAGACTGAGTTGTGGCAAGAGATGGTTGATACTAAAGTCGAACACGATACAGCTATGTCAATACTTGCATACTTAGCTGATGCTAAGACAGTTGATAATCATTTAAAGTCAAGTGATAGATCGTTTTATATCACAGATATATTATATGAGCCAGATGTTGTTAGAAACAAAACGCTTTCTAGTTTGTGGACTAGATGGTTGAATAATTCTAAGTCTTTAGATACGACAGCGTGGGCATTGTATAATGCTATGACTGAATGGGCAACGCATCAGACACCAGTTAAAAGGAACGCCATTAAGAATGTGGCTTCTATTAAGATGGATCGTCTTGATAAAGTTAGAAAGACTTTAAATAACAAGATGCTTCCTGCATTAAGGTTGGTGGCGTAATGTATAAGTTGCTAACAGTTAATGGCAACACTAAAATTGAGAAGGGCAATAATCTTAGTGATAAGTTTTGGTCATGTATCATGCACCTAAGACCTATTAATACTAAGATTTGCCCCTTTCAAAACATTGCCAAATGTAAGGCTGTGTGCTTAGATAACTCAGGTCGTGCAAGAGTATTCCCTACCATACATAAGGCAAGGAATAGAAAGACTAGGTTGTTTCTTGATGATCGTGAAACATTTATGCAACAGCTTTACTCAGATATTGAAAAGTTTATCAGAGCTTGTGATCGTAAAGGTAAGAAGCCTGCCATTAGATTAAATGGCACATCTGATATTCAATGGGAAACTATTAAGGTTGATGGCAGTCATGTCTTTGATGAGTTTCCTGAGGTGCAGTTCTATGACTACACCAAGATACCTAATAGAAAAGTTGAGGGTATCTCAAACTATCATCTTACTTGGTCATACTCAGAAGCAAACGAAAAGTATGCCAAGTATTTTGATAGCATACCTTATAATACCGCAGTTGTTTTTAGAAAAGACTTGCCTAAAACATTCAAAGGTGTTAAGGTAATTGATGGTGATGAGTCCGACATGAGATTCTTAGATAAATCTAATTCAATTGTGGGATTGATTGCTAAAGCTGAAGCCAAGACAGATGAGTCTGGCTTTGTAATTGATAATTAACTTGATTGAACGGCAGAAGAATATGGAATTTTTAACAGTAGTAATTATGCTTGCAACAATTTTTACAGGTGCAGTTTATACACACATAGACTACAAAGAAGATAAAAAGTATGAAGAATATGCAGAGCAATATAGAGAGGAAGAAAAATGAACAAGGAAGATTTGGATTTAACTATCACAGAAAATCTGGTTGAGCGAATTAAAAATCAGACAATGCTGTATGCTAAGTGTGCAAGAAAAGCAATTGAAGAAGCAAAGACAATGGACTTTGATTCTTATGATAGTCGTATAGATTATATATCGCAACGAACAGATGATTTACTAGGAGAATATCCAGAGATCATGTATCAAGATGAGTAAGCTGTCTGATTACATGATCGAACACGATATCTTTTTAGATGATGAAGAAGTTGCATTGAAGGAAGATTTGTGGTATAATCTCTGTAGACTTAACGACTTGGACACAACCATGAAAGAATTTATTTTGAGTGTGAAAGATATTGAGGGTGTTGTATTAGACCTCAAGACTTTTGCTAATGGAATTGCAGGAGTATTACATAACATGATAGCTTTAGGAAACATTAAAGCTATTGGTCGTGTTACTTGTGTAGATGATAACGATAGTTGGGACATGAAATATAAAGACTTGTCTCAATTGAGGGAGAATTATAATTCAATGATAGAATTAGGAATGGTTGATGAATACAACCAACTAATTAAAAGTATTGATAAAGAATATTCTCTTGACAAACAGTAGGCACTTGTGCTATACTGGCACTTATCTTGTTCAGGTGAGAGCCACTAAGACGCACAATGCCCTGTCTCTGTTCCCTCTAGATGCGTCTTAATCTTGGTTGCTTACTAAGATGAACCGCACAAATGGGTGCAGAGTTTGTGGCTCGATCCGACAAGATTGAAGGATTGATTTAACTATAACATGCTAAACAGCGAGGTAAAAAACTATGGCTATAGCAGAAGGAACGGCTTATTGGGCAAGCATTAAAACGCCTAACACACGATTTGAACCTGTGTATACACTTAACTTAGTTGTTAGTGAAGACGATGCAAATGATTTTGCAGGTCGTGGACACAAGATCAAACAAATGGATGAAGGTCCTGCAATCATTATCAAAAGGAAAGTAAATGGTCCTAATGGTATGGTTAGACCTGCGCCAAGACTATTGGATGTCAACAAACAAGAGGTTAATTACGCAGTTGGTAATGGCTCTAAAGTAAAAGTCCAGTATGCTGAATACGAAGGATCAAATAAATTTGGAGACTATAAAGGTTTAGACCTACAAGCTGTCCAAGTTCTTGATCTTATTGAATACAGATCAGAAGATGGTGCTGAACTCCTTGACGGAGAAGAGTTTTAATGGAACTTAAGACCATAACAATTGATGGTGTTCAAATAAATCCTGATGAATTGTCAGATAAAGGTAAGCTAATTGTTGGTCGTCTTCACAGATTGACTGATGAAAAGAATCATTTACTTATTCAACTTCAAGAGAAGGATATTGTATTGAAGGCTTTTCAAAATGAATTGATTAGCGAATATCAATCTGACAGTCCATCAGATACCCCTAACAAATCCGACTAACCCCTGTGCGTTTAGTGTGGTTGGGGTAGGTTCTAAGTGAGCCTGCCCCATTTTTATATGGAGGGTTCTCCTATGGAGAAAGAGAGAGGTAGCACTTGGGCAGAATATAAACTACCATGTCCTAAGTGTGGTGGCTCTGATCCAGTAGCTAGAAACTTAAATGGGACAGCTAAATGTTTTAGTTGTGGCGAATGGTTTACAGACTATGCGTCTACTATGGACAGTTCTAGTAATGGAATCAGCAAAAAAGATTTCGTGGTAGAAAAAGAACCAACATCATTTTTAAATTCTTATACAGGTGTATTTGCTGAGCTAACTGATCGTGGTATAAGCGAAAAGGTTGCTCGTAAGTATGGCACTAGAATAGTATATGATGCGCAAGGTAAGATAGCCAAACACATCTATCCTTTTTATAACAACAATGAAATCGTAGGAACTAAAACAAGATTAGTTTCTGAAGGAAAAGATTTTAGATTCAACGGAACATATGAGAATACTGGACTGTTTGGAGAACAGCTATTCCGTAATGGTGGCAAGCACCTTACAATATGTGAAGGTGAATGTGATGCGATGGCGGCACATGAAATGATGGATAGTAAATGGGCAGTCGTGTCTATTAAACGAGGTGCTCAGTCTGCTGTTCGTGATATCAGAGATAGCATTGAATTTGTTGAAGCATTTGAGAATGTTGTATTGTGTTTTGATAATGATCAAGCAGGCAGGAAAGCGGCTAGAGAAGTAGCGAACATTATAAAGCCGGGCAAGGTTAAGATAATGACACTACCTAATGGACACAAAGATGCCAATGCTATGCTACAACAAGCAAAGTTTGCTGAGTTTAACAGAGCATGGTGGGATGCCAAGAAGTATACTCCGGCAGGTATCTTAGAACTTTCCAATGAGAAATCCAAATGGTTACATCGAGAAGAAAAGGAAAGCCTTGCTTATCCTTGGGAAGGACTTAATAAGAAACTATTTGGTATGAGAAAAGGAGAACTTGTTACCTTAACTGGTGGCACAGGACTAGGTAAATCTAGTTTTACTAGAGAACTCAGTCACTATCTCATTAAAAATACCACAGAAAATGTGGGTATCATAGCGTTAGAAGAGAACTGGTTGCGCACCGCAGACGGAATCTTATCTATTGAAGCAAACGACCGCTTATATCTTACCGAAAGACGAGAGAATTATAGCGATGAAGAATTAAGCGAACTGTTTGATAAGGTTATACAGAAAGGTAGAGTATTTATTCACTCTCATTTAGGTGCAACCAATATAGACGAGATCTTTTCTAAGCTAAGGTATATGATAGTAGGGTGTGAATGTGAATGGATAGTTGTAGATCACCTGCATATGTTAGTTAATTGCCTTACTGAATCAGATGAAAGACGAGGTATAGATCAGCTAATGCAAAGGCTTCGTTCTCTTGTTGAAGAAACAGGAGTAGGATTGTTCTTGGTATCTCATTTACGCAGAGCATTAGGAGATCGAGGACACGAACAAGGTGTTGTAGTTTCCTTGTCACATCTAAAAGGATCTCAAGGTATATCACAGTTGAGTGATTGTGTTATTGCACTTGAGAGAAATCAACAAGCAGAAGATCCTGTAGAAGCAAACACTACTAAGGTTAGAGTTTTAAAATCGAGATATACAGGAGACACAGGGTTAGCGTGTCTTCTTAAATACGATAAAGATTCTGGTAGAATGCATGAACTTACAGACGATCTCACTTTTTATAATGAAGACTTCTAGGGGGAAATATGGAATTAGTATTTGACATAGAAACCAATGGATTGAATCCCGATAAGGTTCATTGCATGGTTGTAAAAGAATTAGGAAAAGATCCTATATTATTTAGACCTGATGAAATTAGAGAAGGCATTAACTTATTGTTACAAGCTGATGTTTTAATTGGTCATAATATATTAGGCTTTGATATTCCTGTCATCAATAAATTATATAATACAAATGTTGGAGAAGATTCTACCATCATAGATACTCTTGTTTTATCTAGATTATTTGATCCTGTTCGTGAAGGCGGACACAGCTTAAAGAATTGGGGATATATAGTAGGCTCTCCTAAAGGAGAAGAACCTGAAGAATGGGAATACTTTACAGAAGACATGCTGATCTATTGTAAGCAGGATGTTGTTTTAAATGAGTTGATATACAATCATCAGAATCAAAAAGAAAGTAAAGGATTCTCAGAAGAAGCAATCGTTCTTGAGCATGATGTATTTAAAATTATAAAGCAACAAGAAGACAATGGCTTTTATTTTAACACAAGACAAGCAAGCATGTTGGTTGCTGAGCTTAAAGAAAAGATGACTAAGGTTCAAAGAGAAGTGCGCTCTACTTTCAAACCTAAATGGGTAGATGTTAAGAAAGTTTTTCCTAAATTTAAGAAAGATGGTGAGCTATCTAAATCAGGACTTACTTCTGAAGAATACAATTCTTTAATAGAATCAAAGAGTTATGAGCCTTTTATGAGAAAGAAACTACAAGAATTTAATCTTGGTTCTCGTAAACAAATAGGTGAATACTTAAAAGACTTTGGTTGGAAACCAACAAAATTTACACCGACTGGTCAGCCTATTGTAGATGAGGCTTCATTGAAGAAAGTAAAACATATACCAGAAGCAAAACTTATTGCAGAGTTTTTGCTTTATCAGAAACGAATAGCACAAATAGAGTCATGGCTTAACGCAGTTAAAGATGATAATAGAATACATGGCTTTGTTATATCAAACGGCACAATCACAGGACGCATGGCACATCGCAGTCCTAACACCGGACAGGTTCCGAATACTGGTAGTGAATATGGCGAAGAATGTCGTGCTTGTTGGACAGTCCCTGAAGACTATAAATTAGTGGGCATAGATGCTTCAGGACTTGAATTAAGAATGCTTGCTCACTACATGAAAGACGAGGAATTTACACATGAAATCACCGAAGGCGACATACACTCCCACAATCAGCAAATTGCAGGACTTCAATCAAGAAATCAAGCAAAGAGTGCGATATATGCATTATGCTACGGAGCAGGAGATGCAAAGCTTGGCGCTGTGGTTGGAGGAAGCAAAGCTGATGGCGCAAGAGTTAGAAGGCATTTCTTTGATAATCTCCCGGCATTTAAAAGTCTTCGAGACAGAGTTGAAATCGCATCGAACAGAGGATTCATCAAAGGATTAGATGGTAGGAAGATAACAATCAGAAGTAAACATGCCGCTTTAAATTCTTTATTACAAAGTGCAGGCGCCATAGTAATGAAGAAAGCTTTAGTCTTGTTGGATAAGAAAGCAAGAGAAAGAAACTTAAATTATAAATTTGTTGCGAACATTCACGATGAATGGCAATCAGAAGTTCATAACTCTCATGCTGAATACTTTGGTAAACTTGGAGTAGAAGCCATTATAGAAGCAGGAGAACATTTCAGTATGCGCTGTCCTTTAGATGGCGAATATAAAATTGGGGAGGCTTGGCATGAAACGCATTAGAAAGCACAGTAGAAAACACCAAGGTTATAATACTCCTATCGAGGAACATAAGTTTAGAGAAGATCCTCGTTGTATTCGTTGTGACATTAGATTATGTTATGACAAAACAAGTGATGATTATAATTGGAGACACGCTCAAGTTGTAAGACATCACTATGTATGTGGCTCTTGTAAAAACCAAGAGAGTAAATCATATACATTAAAGAAAACTGCTAAAGAAATTAGCAAAGAATATGTAGCTAAGTTTAATGAAGTTAAAGATGGCTATGTATATATTATAACTAACCCTGCTTGGGAAGGTTGGATTAAAATAGGAATGGCAGTTCACCCTGAAGATAGATGCAACAACTATCAAACAAGCAGTCCGTTCAGAGATTTTAAAGTTTGTTATACTAAATACTTTAAAAACAGATTACATGCGGAACGAATTGCGCATTCTCTTGTTGCAAATAGGGCAGAAGAATCTATTCACGAATGGTTTAAAATTTCTGTAGATGAAGCAAAACATATAATTAAATCCATATAGAGGTATAGACATGGACAAAAAACTTGACAACACAAATACATCACCTCATAATAGTAATACTTTTACTAAAGAGTCTGGTCATTGGTATACCAAAGAAGGTGCGCCAATGTATACTATAGTAGGCGCTAATGGAAAAGAAAGAAACACCACATTAAGGGACGCTCGTTCTCTTGGATTAGTTCCTTCCGTTACTACTATAATGAATTTAATAGCTAAGCCTTCCTTAGAAAACTGGAAGATAGATCAAGCATTAAATTCTGCTCTTACATTAGAAAGAGAGGAAGGAGAAACTATGTCTGCTTTCACTTACAGATGTAAGCAAGACTCTCGCAAGGTTGGAATGGAAGCGGCAGAGTTAGGAACTAAAATCCACGCTCAAATTGAACGAGGATTCCTTGGACAATCCACGAACAAACCTTATAAAGCAATCAAAAATTATTTAGATGAACACTATCCAGACGAAGAATGGATAGCGGAGGACTCTTTCTGTGCCGATCAAGGATATGGTGGCATGATAGATCTGTATTCTAAGTCAGGAATCTTTGTAGACTTTAAGACAAAAGATAATCTTGAAGGTAAAAATCCTAAACGATTAGTATATGATAGTCATGCTATGCAACTTTCCGCTTATGCACAAGGTTGTGGGTTTGATAATCCTGAAAGAGTGTCTATATTTGTAGATAGAAAACAAACAGACTTGATTGCTTGTTACATATGGGATGAAGAATCACATACAAAACATTTAGAAATGTTTAATAGTATATTGAATTACTGGAAACTTTCTAAGAACTATGATCCAAGCGAGACATTATGAACGGAAGAAAAGCAAAACTAATTAGAAAGAAAGCAAAAGAATTGCAGGTTGAATGGATAAATACCTTGCTTCCTGACTCTAATCATGTTACAATAGAGACAGTAGATCAGGCGTTGCCTGAACAGCAATACTATATTAAAGGCGGAAGCCTTCGTCATTCTTTTATGTCTGATAAGTTTGTTCAGAAAAGACTAAAGAAGAATATTAATTTAACATATGAAGAATTAGAAAGCGAACTTCAAAAATCTTATGAGGTTAATGTTGTATGAGAAAACCTAGAAAGAGAAGACCTATAGAAAAAGGTCTGCCTAAAGGTTATGATTCCAAATGGGAGCACGAGCTTCATCAGAATGAACTGAAGAGTTGGACACACCATGAAGGCATAATAAAATATTCAATTCCCCACAAATACCATCCTGACTTTATTAAAATCATTGGTAAGAAAACCATATACTTAGAAGCAAAGGGTAGGTTTTGGGACTATGCCGAATACAATAAATACAAATGGATTAGAGAATACTTACCGAAGGGTTGCGAGTTAGTGTTTTTATTCTCAGATCCTTATGCGCCGATGCCTGCGGCTAAGAAAAGAAAGGATGGCACTAAGCGTAGCCACGCAGAATGGGCAACAAAAAACGGATTCAGATGGTTTGGTAGAGGAACTATTCCTACCTCTTGGACTAAATGAATTATTTATTTTTAATATTATTTTTAGAAAAGGATATAGATATGGATCGCAAAGCGTTGATGCAAGAATTAATTTTTGATGAAGGGAAAGTTACAGAGATTTACACAGATCATTTAGGTTACCCTACTTTTGGTGTAGGTCATTTAATATTAGATGCTGATGATGAATGTGGAAAACCTGTAGGCACAGAGGTTTCTGAAGAAAGAATTATGTCATGTCTTGATAAAGACATTGATAATATTTGTAAGGATCTAGATAGAAACATTCCTTTTTGGAGAGATCTAGATGAAGAAAGACAAAGAGTTGTAGTTAATATGGGATTTAATTTAGGAATAAATAGACTGCTACAATTTGAAAAGTTTCTTAATGCTTTAGAAAATAAAGATTATGAAGAGGCGGCAGTTCAGATGATGGACAGTCGATGGGCAAAACAAGTAGGACCAAGAAGCGAGCGACTATATCAGCGAATGATTGATGGTTCTAAAAACTTTATATAAGAGAGGGCAAACAAATGGTGGACAGAACAATACCTGCTTCGGTAATGGAAGAAGCACACAACTTAATAGAAGAAGATGCAGTTAATAATCCTCCGCATTATAATAACGGAAAGATTGAGTGCATAGACGCAATCCAAGCGATGCTTACACATGATGAATTTGTAGGATATCTACGAGGTAATTCACTTAAGTATCGTTGGAGATTTAAATATAAAAATGGAATACAAGATTTATTAAAAGCAGATTGGTATGAAGAAAAGCTTTTGCAAATCTTACAAGACAAGGAATGAAATGAAAAAAGTTAGTTTACCAACTCAATATCAAGAGTTTATTCATCTTAGTAGATACGCAAGATGGAATGAAGACTTAGGAAGAAGAGAGACTTGGCAAGAAACAGTTGCTAGGTATTTCGATTTTATGCAAGAGCATTTAAAATGGAAACATAAGATAGATATATCTAATGAAAGACCTACACTAGAACAAGCTGTTCTTAATTTAGAAGTTATGCCAAGCATGAGAGCTTTAATGTCAGCAGGCAACGCATTAGCTAGAGATAATGTTGCAGGATTTAATTGTAGTTATGTAGCAGTCGATCACCCAAGAGCCTTTGATGAAACATTATATATACTTATGTGTGGCACAGGTGTTGGCTTTAGTGTTGAACGACAGTACATTAATAAACTTCCTGATCTTCCTGAAAGTTTATATAAAACAGACACAGTTATAAAAGTAGCTGACTCTAAAATTGGTTGGGCAAAAGCATACAAAGAACTTATGTCCTTACTATACGCCGGACAAATTCCCGAATGGGATCTTAGTGGCATCAGACCACAAGGCGCAAGGCTTAAAACTTTTGGCGGAAGAGCTAGTGGTCCTGCTCCTTTAGATGATCTCATGCACTTCACCATTAATATATTTAAAGATGCTATTGCTAAAGGACAAAAGAAATTGGTATCAATAGATTGCCATGATCTAATGTGTAAGATAGCTGAGGTTGTAGTAGTAGGCGGTGTTAGACGTAGTGCTTTGATTTCACTCAGCAATCTTTCAGATGAACGTATGCGTAATGCTAAGTCAGGCTCTTGGTGGGAGCACAACCAACATCGTGCATTATCTAATAACTCAGTAGCTTATACAGATTCAGCAGAAATGGGAGCCTTTATAAAAGAATGGGCATCCCTATATGAATCTAAAAGCGGTGAGCGTGGTATCTTTAATCGTCAAGCGGCTGAAGAACAAGCGGCTAAGAATGGCAGGCGAGAAGAATACAAAGACTTTGGATGTAACCCTTGTAGTGAAATCATCCTGCGCAATAAACAGTTCTGTAATTTAACAGAGGTTGTTGTAAGACCTAATGATAGTTGGTCTTCTCTTTCTCGTAAGATTGAATTAGCTACAATCTTAGGTACATTCCAAGCAACTCTCACTAACTTTAGATACTTAACAAAATCTTGGAAAGATAATACAGAAGAAGAAGCATTGCTTGGTGTTTCTCTTACTGGTATCATGGACAATACTAAGTTAAACAGCATCACCCCTGTTCTTGAGGGTAACCTAGAAAAATTAAAAAGAGTAGCAGTCGAGACTAATAAGTTATGGGCAAAAAAATTAAAGATAAAACCATCTGCCGCAATTACTTGTGTTAAACCTAGTGGAACTGTTAGTCAATTAGTCGATAGTTCTAGCGGAATACACCCCAGACATAGCGAATACTATTTAAGAACAGTAAGAGCAGATAAGAAAGATCCTATTGCACAACTGATGGTTGACCAAGGCGTGTATCATGAAGATGATATAACTAAACCAGACCACACCCTAGTCTTTTATTTCCCTATTAAATCTCCTGATAAATCTTTAACACGAATAGACTTATCAGCTATAGGGCATTTAGATTTGTGGAAAGCATATCAAGATCATTGGTGTGAACATAAACCTTCCGCTACTATTTCAATTAGAGAACCTGAATGGTTGAAGGTAGGTGCATGGGTATGGGATAACTTTGATCGCATCTCTGGTGTTTCGTTCTTACCTTATGCAGATCACTCTTATCAACAAGCACCTTATCAAGAGATAACTGCTAAAGAATATAAACAATGGCTAAAGAAAACAACAGACTCAGTAGACTGGTCGTTGCTTTCTAATTATGAAACAGAAGACATGACAGAGAATACTAAAGAGCTTGCTTGCACAGCAGGTGCTTGTGAGATATTGTAATGCCTAGAAAAAACGAAGCAAACGTAATAAGCTATAGTGTTCTCATTGATCCTAAAGGTAAAATTACAACTGAGCAAAGTATTGCAGACATCTCTGTGATAGAATCTAAATTAAATCCAATTACATATTCTACACTACAAACAATTACTCGTGTAGCAAAAGAAGAATTTTATAAGATACATAATAAATTAGAAATAGAACTAGACGCTAAGGTATATAAGGATGTATGATATAAGTTTTGCAGACTTAATACATCCCCTATCAGTTGATGAGTTTATAGGTAATTATAAAAATAAACAACCTCTCATAGTGAAAGCAAATGATATGCGCAAAGATATTATGAGCCAGATAATAACTTGGGAAAAGCTTTCTGATTATATACATAATGATAGAGCAGTATCAGGACTTCAAATAATTACACCTGAAGGAAAGCTTTGCATGGAAAAAAATAACGCATATAAAGGCAGGAAACCTAGTTGGTCTAGGATAGATTACTTTGATAAAAAATATATACACGAACTCTGGAATCAAGGATGTAGTATTATATTAACTAAAGCATCTTTAATAAGTCCTGCTATGTCTGCTCTTTCCGGTGCGGTTGAGCGACAGTTTGAAGGTAGTGCGGCGGACGCACATTTATATTGTTCACCAATTAAGAATGCTTTAACATTCCCTTGTCATAGAGATAGTGATAATAACTTTCTTGTCCATGCCATAGGAAAAGTAAGATGGAAAGTTTATAGAGTATTTGCAGGAAAGAATGCTCCTGCTAATTTAACAGCACAACAAGAAAAAGAAATGCAATTAAGATATGATGAAACATTGACAGTAGGAGATATGATTTATATACCTACTGGACTTTATCACAAAGCAATTCCTCAAGGACCGAGAATATCTATTTCGATTCCTTTAGGAGAAGGAAATAAAAAACCATTAGACAGGAGATACTATGACTTCACCCCCTGAAAAGAGTGACGACTCTAAAATCGTAGACATACTAGGATTCTTTTGGTCTTTACCTATTGAAGATCAAAAGCAAATCTTAGATATTTTAAATAAAGGAATGGAAGAAAAGGAAAAAGAAGAATGAAAATTTTTATAGGTTACGATTCTTATTACCCCGAAGTTTATGAAGTTTGTAAACGCTCTATTGAAAATAGATCGAATAACAAACATGAAATTATACCATTGATAAAAAAGGATTTAGAAGATGCTAAGATGTATTACCGACCAGTTCAAGGAGAGTCTACAGACTTTGCGTTCACTCGTTTCCTCGTTCCTCACCTCTGCAACTTTAAAGGTCATGCTTTATTTTGTGATGTTGATTTTCTTTGGCGCTGTGATCCTGAAGAGATTGCTGATTACGCAAGCATATGTTGTGAAGATGACCATGCAGTCCATGTAGTTAAGCATCCTCAATTAGTTACACGTCCTCATGGTAAGATGATGGATAAAACAAATAGACCTTACGATAAAAAGTATTGGTCAAGTCTTATGTACTTTAATAATGAAAAATGTAAACGATTAAATATTGATTATGTTAGTACAACAGAAGCAGGAAACCTGCATGGATTTAAATGGTTAGATAGTGATGATCAAATAGGAGAACTTCCTGTTGCATACAACATGCTAGTGGGTTATTATAATTTTAAAGATCTTCCTTATACAAGGATACCTAGAGCCGTACACTTTACAGATGGCGGTCCTTGGTTAAAAGATTATACAAATGTAGATTACGCAGAAGAATGGCTCAGAGTACACAACACAATAAAATAAGTTTTCTCGAACACAGAAAAAAGCAAGAAGAAAAACACTTTAATAAAATTAAAGAAGTAAAACCTCTTGACTCTATTCTTACTGTGGAAGTAAACACCACAGAACTTTGTAATCGTACCTGTGTCTTTTGTCCCCGACACGACCCAGAAGTATTTCCAAATAGAAACTTACACATGACACCCAAAGGTGCAGAAGCTATTGCAAAAGAACTAGGAAGAAATAATTATAAAGGAAAGATTTCTTTTAGTGGGTTCGGAGAAAATTTTCTTAATCCTAAATTCCCTGAAATTATATTTCGTTTCCGCCTATACTTACCAGACGCTACTCTTGAATGTAATACAAACGGAGACAAACTTACAACAGACTATGCTAAAAGATTATTTAATAGCGGACTCGACTTGCTTTATATAAATTTATATGATGGCATAGAACAAATAAAAATCTTTCAAGATCAAATGAAACATTTTGATGGCTCCAAATATAAATATAGAATGCACTATAGCGAAGAAGATTATGGATTGTTTCTTAACAATCGTAGCGGAACTATTGATTGGATTGGTATTGATAAGAGTGAGGTAGAAGCATTGAAAGGAAAACCATGCCACTATCCGTTCTATAAAATGTTTGTTGACTGGAATGGGGATGTTCTTTTCTGCTCTAATGATTGGGGAAGAGAACATATAGTTGGAAACTTACAACAACAAACCCTAGAAGATGTTTGGTTTAGTAAGCCTATGAATAAAATCAGACGCAAACTAGCTAAAGGAAACAGAGAGATGTCTCCTTGTAATAAATGTAGTGTTGATGGTACGTTGTTTGGAAAAAAATCTTTTGATTTAATTATGAATAACATATGATAATATCAGGAACATACGGACTAGCAGTATACCTAAGTAAATACTTTAAAGACGCTAAGTATTATAGCGTTTATAAATTACTGGAAGAACCAGTAGAAGATAACATACTCATTAACTGTGAACATAAAGATTTTAAACAGGTTGAATTATTAGATTTATATTTTAATAAATGGCGTAAGCAAACAGACAAGCACATAATTAATATTTCTTCAAGAGCTTCTCAGCCTAATATATCTAAAGGTTATCTCTATGCTTCTCAGAAAGCCGCATTGAATCATTATACAAATAACATTGTATACAATTCTAATAAGGTTTGTAAAGTATCTACTCTTAATTTAGGATTAATGCGACACAGAACATTACCAAGTATCTCTTATCAAGACGTAGCAGACACTATTGAATCTATTATCAATTCTGATTTAGATGTTCCAGATATAACTATTCAGCATCCTGCTAATTATAAACAGATCCAAAATGCAAAACGCGCTAAAAAATTTAGTAATAAATAAAGATGTTATTCTTGTAGGAAACTCAGTAGAGATTCTGCAATACAATAACGGAGAACTAATAGACTCTTATGATACGATTGTAAGATTTGGTAAAGGATTCCCAACACCTGCAATAGAACATGCTATAGGAAAGCGCACAGATATTTGGCAGACTGGAATATTAAGAAGACATATGTTTATGAAATTTTCTGATGCCCAAGTCAGATTGTTTAATAGAAGTAGAATTTATTTAGATAAAGAAATAAAACAAAACAAGCTTCCAAATTTCCCACATGTTAATATGTATTCGGATAAAGAACTAGATCAGATTTATAAAGAGTTTAATTTTACAGATCCTGATCTGCACTCACCCAGACCTTCCCAAGGTTTTATCTCCCTTCTTTTTTTCACAAGAAAACTTCCTGCTTATAAAAGCCTTACACTAATAGGTTTTGATTTCTTTGCTAAGACCTATTCAAATAAGGTAGGATCAGGAAGACCGCATAGTTGGCATAAGCCACGCTTAGATACTCCTATTGAAACAGACAACCCACACACCGGAATTACTGTTGAAAGAGATCATGCCCTTCAATTAGAAAAAGAAGGCAAGATTAAATGGATTAAACTATCTGACTTTAAAGAAGAAGATTTACCTGTGCCTGATTTTGCCAAAGACATAAACAGACATAGCCATAATTAATTAGCTAAAGGATTAGCGTCTTTATTCTTTAAAGATTCAACAGTTGTTTTAAGAACTGCTATATCTTCTTTAATTCCTGATAGATCAGGCATCGCTTGTGCAGGATGTCCATGTGCTTTCAAAGCTACTATATCTTTTTCAATTGCTCCTATATCAGGAACATCTAAAGATTTTAATTGTTCATCAATGACTGCCATTTTCTTTTCTAGCTCAACCATTGTATCTGCCATTCCATCTACAGCAGTTATGTATTCATTCGTTGCACTTTCTATATTATCAATCCTGTTAATTGTTTGAGCGCCTTCATAGCCGAAACCTGCTAATGTTCCTGCTACTGTAACGCCTGCAATAATTTGTCCAAGTCTATTATTTAACCATTCCATGATTTCCTCCGTCTAAGTTTGGTTGTAAGTTTCTCATATTTGTTAATTGATTTATACTTGCAGAAGCTAAACCTGCAAATGCTCTAACATTATCAGGCAATACTGCGCTCGCATAAATATCTTTTGGCTCATACCATGTAGGTTGAGGAGGCATTGATGCTGTTCTATATACATCAAATCCTTCTACAGTTCCCATGATAGCAATTAATTCAGAAGAGTCTGCGTATTCTCCTGTCTCAGATTGCTGTTCTTCCATTTCTTGTTGCTGTTGTTTTATATTCTGTGCAACAGTTTGTGTTGGTTGTTCTGAAGTTTCTACTACAGCAGTCTCTGTGCTTTCTGTGCTTGCAACAGAAGTATCTACAGTTGTACTGGCTGTTTCTGTCGTCATAACCTCTGAAGTTCCTGTGTCCATACTGGCTACTGTTGTCGCTTCTGACGTAGCTCCCATTGAAGATTGTGCACCAGTATCTACAGCAGAACTCATTGTTAATACTTGTTGTGTCTGTACCGCAGAACTAACAATTTGTGCAGAGATAGAAGGCGAACTTGAAAAAGATATTCCGCTACCAGTAGAACCAGACACACTTGCTGATGTTGTTGTGCTAGAGGATGTGCCGCCTGATGCCCTCGAAGTGCCTGTGGAGTGCAAGGAAGTCCCTGCGGTTGTGCCACTAACACTATTAATTGCGGTAAGCATTGTGCCTTGTACTACTTTTAATTGTTGCTCGATCTTATTTTCTTTTTCATCTTCTTCAAGTTCTTCTTCTTCTATCTCTTCTTCTAATTCTTCTATCTCTTCTTCTAATTCTTCAAACTCTTCTAGTTGTTCTTCTAATTCTTCAATGCTTTCAAACTCTATAGCTTCTTCTATGGGTTCGTCTATAGGAGCTTCTCTTAAAATTAATCTTTCTGCTTCTTCTATAAGAGCTTCTCTTCCTATTCCCTGAGACGGATGAGCTTGAGCCATGTAACTTAAATCATATTCTTCAAAGTCTAATATAGAATCTAACATTTCTTCTTCAAAGATTGGTAAGTCTTCCATACTTTCAGGAAGTTCTTCCTCTACCATATATACTAGTTCTTCAAAAGGAATAAATTCTTCGGAAGGAGCTAGCCAAATTGGTGCATCAGAATATTCTTCAAGCATTACAGGCAAGAACTCTTCATAAAATTCTTCTACATAAAACTCTTCTATATATTCAGGAGGCTCTTCCCAAAAATATTCTTCCTCTACGTACCCATAGTCGTACTCTTCTTCATAGCCATAATCAAAATCATCAGCTATAAAATAAGCTACCGATTGCTCTTGTGTATATCCCGGACAGAAAGGTGCGTACTGTGGATCTAAGTCACATTGCTGATCATCAAATGCCTGCCAGTATCCAACGCAAGCATTATCATACAAAGGATTCAAACCACATTGCTGAGTGAAGTATGCTACTTGATAGCCTGCACATTCAGTACTACTAAGAGGATTGATGGCGCATTGATTACTATAAGATAAAGATTTATTTTCTAGTAGAGTATTAAAGTTACTATTATTCCAGTTAGTATTAACACAGGTTCCTGCCACATTTGTAGTTCCTGTATTACATTCATCGTGGAATAAATATTGTGTATACTCTGTACTTGTCCCTTGAAGTCCTATAAGTACATCGTGATTTATAATATCTAAATCGCCATATCGAAATTCTATGGCTGAATTATTTTCATAAAGAAGTAATTCAAAGGTGTTATCAGATGATCGGTTATACTCACGAAGATTGTACCATCCAACAACAAAGTAATCATTTGCACCATCAACCTCAAATTTTTTAGAAAGTATTTTAGATCCGTTATCTCTTATAAGATCAGTCCAAAAAGGATAGATGGTATGATTCGTGTCAGGTAAGGGATCAGGTGTATAGTCGTTGCAATACGCTGTGGTGAAAGAAAAACAACCATTAGTAGAAATATAGCCTTGGGTGTATGTCTGGTTGTAAAAATCAAAATCAAATCCTATGCCAACCGCACCCGATCGACTGTCATCGCCTAAATTATATTGAGTAGTTTCGGTATAGTTTCTCAGATCGAGAATACTATTGGTTCCTGTGGTCCATTCATTAGCACTTAGATTAAAGGATAATAAAAGAGAACCTATAAATAAACTAAGTTTGGTTTTTAAATTCTCTAACACAAGTGAGCCTTGATTTCTTTACCTTACCTTCTGTCTTTTCGGCTTTACATCTTTTAACGTATCTATCTTTAGCTTCTTCATAGTCTGGTCTATCTTCAGGATTCTGTCTCCATGCAGTCTTAGCTTCTTCTCCTATCATGCCTTCGTAAGGACAAGGAGTTCCTGCCATGTGCATTGCTTTAAAAACTCTAGGATCTTGGCAAAGTATTCCGACTGCCGCTATTTTCATGCCAGTATCATATAGATATTTAGAAAGTTTTAAACGCTCACAATTCTCATCACGAACTGCTTTTCCTCCTGATAATCCAAACACCTGTCCTTGAAACGCACCGCTTACTCCGGTTGTACACAGGTCTTGGCTATAACTCATAATAGAAGGAGCAATCGCAGAAGCAGGCGGCGCTTTCTGATTGATATTTTGCGTGATAACCTGTTCAGACTTGCTCTCATTTATATTTCTATTAGTGTTGTCGGATGTACTAGTATTAGTATTGTTGTTATTGTTTGTATTATCTGTAGTAACAGTTGAATCAGATGTACTTTGATTTACATTAGTATTCGTATTTGTATTATTACTAGTACTGTTATTAGTATTATTATTATTGTTTGTGTTATTGCTTGTACTATTACTAGTAGATGTATTTACATTATTGTTGTTGTTATTATTAGTATTAGTAGAATTACTAGTAACATTGGAAGTACTAGTAGAATTATTAGTATTTACATTCGTATTAGCATTTGTATTTGTATTAACATTTGTATTGTTATTAGTATTGGTAGCTGTCGAAGTACTGGTATTTGTATTATTATTTGTACTAGTGTTCGTATTATTATTTGTATTAGTATTTGTATTAGTACCAGTAGTCGTAGTAGTATTTACGTTTGTATTACTATTAGTATTTGTGTTGGTGTTGGTATTAGTATTGGTGTTTGTGTTGGTATTGGTATTAGTAGTCGTTGTACTATTAGTAGTATTTAACGAATTAGCTTCACAATACTCTGAGCCTGCGGTACAGGTTCCAGTTTGTGTATCGGCAACAACAGGATTACCAAAGAAAAGAGCAGATATGAACAATGCTCCTAATAAAAGTTTTTGTTTCATACTGCCCCCTCTTTAGTAGTATAAAAAATTAAGTTAGCAAATCAAAGTGTATAAGAACATCGAATATTAAATAGGCAAAAAGGACTCGGAACATTAAGCGATATCTATATAAGTCGCTTGTCAATGTTACAAGCTCCTCTTTATTAATATGTACCCATTTTCTATGGTCGTTCTTTTCCACGTTGTCACTATTTAATTTTAATTTGTTTTGGTTTCTTTTCTTCAGGAAGAACTTTTTTCAAAAAGATATTTAACATTCCGTCCTTAAAACTAGCACCCTCAACTACAATATCTTCTGATAAAGTAAATTGTCTTTTAAAAGAACGCTGTGCTATTCCTTTGTGCAGTATCTTATTCTCTTCGATAACATCATTAACAATGTCGTTTGAAGAATCATAAGAAATTGACAATGTGTTTTCTTGGAGTTCTATGTTAAGATCTTTTTTTGCTATTCCTGCAAGAGCAATTTCAATTATGAAATCATCTCCGTCTTGTAGTACATTGTAAGGCGGATAACTTGGTAGACTTTTTGAACCTTGAGACATCTGAGAGATGTTATCAAATAGACTATCAAATCCTACAAACAATGATGAAAATATGGGATCTCTAAAATCTAC